TGTTTATCAGTATAACTTAATAAATACAATATGAAAGATTTAAGCACAATAGGTGAAGAACTATTTAACAAGATTCGCGGACGATTCCCGTCAGTTACCATCGGTGACGAAAACGGCAAAGTAACCAACGTTCCAGAAGAGGCAAGATTTTTTGATTTTGCATATTCAAAAATGGATCCAAACAACAAAGTATCTGTTAGCATAGATGAAGACAGTGGCTTGGTTGTGATGTACAACAGTGATTTAATTGCACTCGAAGGCAGCAACAGAAAAAGCGACTGGTACGGATTCTTACGTGAGTTACGTCGATTTGCTCGCAAGCGGTTACTTAGTTTTGACACTAGAGATATTGAGCGCAACAATTTAAAGAAAAGAGATTACAAGTATCTCGCTAAACCTCCAAAGGACGAATCAATGAACGAATCAAAGATGTACGGCACTGCAAGAATAAGCTACCAGGATGTAGGAAACGCAAGATTAATGGTGCGTCATACTAAGCCGGTAAACACAGAATTACCAACAGGTAGAACGATGCATATTGAAGGCATTTACATTGAGAGTTCAGAAGGTGAAAGATTTAAATATCCATTTAAGCACATGTCAGGTGCTCGTGCAATGGCTCGTCACGTATCCGAAGGCGGTAATGCGTATGATGAGTTTGGCGGGCACATTACGGGACTATCAGAAGAACTAGCAAAACTACGCAAGTTTAAATCGTACATGGGTCGTTCAAGTGTTATGGCAGAAGGTTTGTCGGGATACATGGACGTTGTTAACGAACGAGTAAGCGAAGTAAAATCACGCATTGATAAACTACAGCGCGAAAGCTATTACAAAGAAGCTTTTGAAGGTTTTGAAAAGCCTATGTTTGAAGATGTTCCAGAAGACGTAAAGCAAGACTGGATTGCACAACTTACAATTAAACAGTTTAACGAAGAATTGCAAGATGTATTTCCTTACATCTACAAGCTTATCGGAGAAGCCGGACCACGCGAGCTTACAGCTGATGAGATGGTGTCCGAAGATGATCCGTGCTGGAAAGATCACAAGCAAGTTGGAATGAAAGAAAAAAGCGGCAAAAAAGTGCCAAATTGTGTTCCGGAAGAAGAAGAACTAGAACGCGGAATTGAAGAAATGATGGGACAATTTGCAGAACATCAAATATCCGAAAAGAAAGATTACAACTTTACAGCAGATGACATTCAAAAACTACAACGCATCAAAGATTTGAAGCAAGCACAAGAATTTGCATTTAAATTAGTTTCTGCAGATTCAGCTAAGCCTATGCAAAAGCAAAAAGTTAACTGGTTTAAGCAAAATATTGCTTCAAAGAAATCAGTAATGGATCTTGTAAAAATGATGTACGACCTTCTACTAAGTGGAGAAGGTAAAGGTGTAATTGGATCAGGTAGCAGCATGAGCAAAAACAGCTATCGCAGAACATTTGATTCTGTTGAAGAAGCCGGCGGCGTTGGTAACCTTTATCTTAAATTTAGAACACAAATGACTCCGGGTTCGAGCGCAGAAGGTTCTGTTCCTTACCTTGTAGGTTTTGCAGGTTTTGAACAAGATCCTAAAGATCTAAAAATGAAAACAGCAACCCGAAAGTTTCTTAACTTAAACACTCAAAAAGATATTCAGAACGCTGTTAAGAAATTGATGAACGACAAGGTGTTTGTAAACGCTGGGAAGATTATATTATATAGAGAAGACAGTGTAGTCGGGCAACACCCGCAACTGCGTGACTTCTTTAAGTGGATGAAATCATACAGCGGCGAAGCAGTCGGAGTAGAACGTGCGCCGGATAGAGACAAGATTGAAAAAGATCCTAATGGACCTCTTAAAAAGAGAGCAAAGAAAGGCTCGTTTGCATCAGGAGACAGAGAAGTAACTGCACCTGATAAGAAGATGACTAGATACCTTACTATTGATAATGCTCGACTTCTTGACATGTTTAAAAAGCAATATCCAGACTTTATGAGAAAGTATTACAAGCCTGCTCAGAGGACGTTTGTTATGCCTGATAAGGTCTACAGACAATTTGCAAACACAGTAACGAAGCCGGCAATAGTACAAAGCTATGGTCCAACTAAGATAACAGTTGATCAAGAGAAGAGTTTTGCAGAAGAGCCACAAATGAAAGCAGCAAAGCCGGATCAGATACCATTAGGTGAATTTATCCTTAGCTATTTTGATAAAGAAACTGGGCGATTCCCTAAGGGCGAAACAGCAGTGCTTACGTCAATTGAGAAAGACTATGGTGAAAGCTTTATTGATCCTGCAAAGAAGTTTATTGAACAGATCCACGGTAAGTTCGCAGAGCATACTAAGCGTCCAGAAATAAATGATGTAGAGCAACTAGGCGACAGTGAAATTGGCGAGAGAGCCGGCGAAAAAAGTGGTGAATTTGACAGCTATATAGACGATGACGACGGCACAGAAGTAACTGTACATTGGGAAGCAGACGAAGATATGTACGGAAATTCCGACATCACATTTTATGCAGTTGATGCAGCAGGAAACGAAGTAGATTATTCTCCAAGAGATGAAGCTCGTTGGAAAGAAGAACTCGGCGATCAAATGAGCAGCTACGACGACGAACGCGGCGATCATATGTATCAACAGCAAAAAGACAACGGCTTTGAATCATCTGGGTACCGTGAAGAAATGGCTGGTATTGCAAAGTTAGCAGGTTTAAAGTAACCTGCTAACCCCTTGAAAACATTCGCTTTTTGCGTATTTTTCTCTTGACTTGCTAAATAAGTGTGTAATAATACAAGTATAGTGTTGTTACACATTAGGCACTTATAGGCATTACAGGAGAAAATCACATTATGGCCACACTAGCAGAAATTCGCGCGAAACTTAAAGAGCAAGAAACCAGAGGCGGTTCTAACTCAGGACCGTCAGACAACGCAATATTCCCTTTTTGGAATATGCAAGAAGGACAATCATCTACAGTTAGATTCCTTCCAGACGCAAACCCTAAAAATGACTTTTTCTGGCAAGAACGATTAATGATCAAACTACCCTTTGCAGGTATTAAAGGTCAAACTGATTCACGACCAACAGTTGTACAAGTACCATGCATGGAAATGTATGGCGAAGCTTGTCCAGTTCTTACCGAAGTACGTCCATGGTTTAAAGATCCAGCTATGGAATCTATGGGTCGTACATATTGGAAAAAGCGTTCGTACATCTTCCAGAATCTGGTTGTTGAATCAGATATGAACGAAGAGAACAAGCCAGAGAATCCGATTCGTAGAAGTATTATTGGACCACAAATCTTTGGATTGATCAAGGACGCACTTCTTGATCCAGATCTTGAAGACTTGCCAACTGACTATGCAAACGGTCTTGACTTTGTTATTAAGAAGACTAGCAAAGGTAATTTTGCTGATTATTCAACATCAAAGTGGGCACGTCGCGAGCGTCCGTTGTCACAATCTGATATCGACGCAATTGAAGAGCATGGTTTGCTTGATCTGTCTGACTTTATTCCAAAGCAGCCAGATGCAGTAGCAGTGCAAGTTATTAAAGAAATGTTTGAAGCAAGCGTTGATGGCGAACCATACGATCCAGATCGTTGGAGCCAGTACTTCCGTCCAGCAGGCATGAGTCAAGCAACAGGCGATCCAAACAAGACACCTGCACCTGCACCTAAGCCAGCCCCGGCAGCTAGCGAAGACATTCCTTTTAAAAGCAATGAAGAAGCAGCGGCAGAGGCATCAGTATCTCCGCCAGCAGAAACAGCACCTGCACCAGATGCAAGTGCAAGCGGTGATGCAAGCGATATCCTAGCAGCGATTCGCAGACGTCAAGGCGCGTAACTAAAAAGAGACAGGGTTTCGGCTCTGTCTCTTTCTTATCTAAAACCATATAGGAGACATAATGGCGAATAAATCATTTGACCCATCTGCATTTCGCAAAGGGTTAACTAAATCCATCACGGGCATGAGCAGCGGCTTTAACGATCCAACAGACTGGATCTCAACAGGCAACTATGCCTTAAATTATCTTGTTAGCGGAGACTTTAATAAAGGTGTTCCGCTAGGAAAAGTAAGCGTATTTGCTGGAGAATCAGGTGCAGGTAAATCATATATTGCATCAGGAAATATTGTAAAAGCAGCGCAAGATCAAGGCATTTACGTTATCTTAATTGATACAGAAAATGCACTTGACGAATCTTGGCTAACTGCACTGGGCGTAGACACTAGCGAAGAAAAGATCCTAAAGCTAAACATGGCAATGATCGACGACGTAGCTAAAACTATGTCAACATTTATGAAAGACTACAGAGACAGTCCAGAAGAAGATCGACCGAAAGTTTTGTTTGTAGTTGACTCGCTAGGCATGTTAATGACACCGACCGAGGTTAATCAGTTTGACGCAGGTGACATGAAAGGCGACATGGGTCGTAAAGCAAAAGCACTCAAAGCACTTGTAACAAACTGTGTGAATATGTTTGGTTCATTTAACGTAGGCATGGTTGCAACCAATCACACTTATGCATCACAAGATATGTTTGACCCAGACGACAAGATCTCAGGCGGCGCAGGCTTTATCTATGCATCAAGTATTGTTGTTGCTATGAAAAAGCTTAAACTAAAAGTAGATGCAAACGGCGTAAAAACTTCTCAAGTACACGGTATTAGAGCAGCATGTAAGGTTGTTAAAACACGTTATGCAAAACCGTTTGAAGGTGTACAAGTTGAGATTCCTTGGGAAACAGGCATGAATCCTTATAGTGGTCTAGTTGAGTTGTTCGAAAAGAAAGAACAGCTTGTTAAACAAGGCAACCGTTTGAAATATGTTGATTCGTCAGGCGAAGAGCATCTTGCTTATCGTAAAGACTGGAATGGCGAAATGCTTGACATGGTTATGTCAGACTACCTTCTTAAAGAAGAACTTTCGGTAAATACCGAGATTGAAGAAGCTGAAGAAATCGATACAGAAATTGATGTCGACATCGAAGCTGAATCCTAAGGAGACTGCCATTTATGGATGAAGATATACTAGTTGATTTGTGGACACTATTTCGACCAAATCTTGATAAAAAACAGATTGAAATTACAGCTGAAAAGTTTGTTGATCTGTGCGCAGACTACGGAGTTAGTGAAGAAACATTAACTCTTAGTTTAGGTGCAGACGCAGCATTAGATGACGCTATTAAGTACTATCTCGATCTTGATGAAAAAGACGACGAGGATGAAGAGGATTACTAAATGGGATGGTACAATAAAGTATCAAGTGACATTAACGAGATTCCAAATGCGATTGCATATTATGAATCTGAATTAGTAGACGCCCAAAAGGAAGTTCGCCTCAAAGGAAATGTAGAAAAAGCAGCCGCTGAATTACCAGGATTGGTAGAACAGCGGTTTGCTCAACTACAAGAAATCGAAGCAATACTAAATCATCTTAACATTAAACTACGTAAAGTACGATCTGTACTTTTTAAAAAGTATCTTGAAAATTATCAAAGAGCACTGTCTAGTAGAGACGTTGAAAAATACGTTGACGGAGAACAGGCAGTAATCGACTATGAAGATCTAATTAACGAATTTGCACTTGTGCGTAATCGCTGGTTAGCAGTTCTAAAAGGACTGGATCAAAAACAGTGGCAGATTACAAACATTGTTAAACTACGAGTAGCAGGAATGGAAGATGCCTCAGTATGAGCAATAATATTAAACACGGATGGCATGTGCTTGAGGGAGATAATACCCTCGAGCGTGCTATGAAAAAAGAAAGAATAACAGAAGTTTCTGAATATCAAAAACAACAGTTAGACATTTCTTATAAATTTTGTAAACAGTTTCGACATGCAATTGATGTAGGAGCAAATTACGGAATAATGTCGTACAACATGGCTAGGAAGTTTCAAAAAGTTTCTGCATTTGAAATTGTACCAGAAGTACTAGAATGTTTTAAACTTAATGCTGCTAAGTTTAACCTATCAAATGTTGATATTTACAACTGCGGGTTAGGCAATAAAGAAGAAACAGTATCCTTGCATTTTAATCCAGGCAAAACTTTTTCCACTCATGTAGACACAAGCAAACCCGGAAACGTAAAAGTTAATAAATTAGATTATTACAATTTTACAGATGTAGATTTCATCAAAATCGATGCAGAAGGATTTGAATCATTTATAATCGAAGGCGGAATGGAAACAATTCAGAAATACAAACCGGTTATTTTGTATGAAAGAAAAGGACATTCGCAACGATATAACAAACCTAACAGTATTGTCTTGGACATATTAGCCCCGTTAGGGTATAAAGAATTAGCACCGATAGATAGAAAAAATGCGTTAATAGGTGTAGCATGAAACAGGTTTACAAATATTGGATGCCCGACAGCGATGACCATTTTGAAAGATTAATTACCAAGCGAATTAAAAATGGCGGACCTGCAGAATATCAGGATGACGTCAGAGACGAAGCATACAAGTACGTAACTGATTTTAATTTAGCAGTAGATGTTGGCGCAAATGTCGGATTATGGGCAAGACCGTTAAGTGAAAAATTTGGAAAAGTCTTAGCATATGAACCTATTCAAGAGGTTTATAAATGTTTGAAATTAAATGTACGAGACTGCAATGTACAACTAAACAACTTTGCTTTAGGCAATGCAAACAGCACAATTGAAATGATTTTTGATCGAGAAAATACCGGTGCAAGTTACGTTGACGAAAGTTCAATAGGCAAAGGCAGTATTGATATAAAGCGTATGGATGATTTAAATTTACCAAGGTTTGGATTACTTAAAATTGATTGTGAAAGATTTGAATTAGAAGTACTCAATGGCGGTATTGAAACTATTTTAAAATATAAACCTATTGTAGTAGTTGAGCAACACCCTGATACTGAATATTGTGCAGGAAAGTTTTTAAAAGAATACGGTGCAAAAGAAATCACCAATGTCAGGAAAGACTATATTTTCGGCTGGTAATGGTTAAATAGCAGCATATAATTTAATAGGAATAACAATGAAAAATAGAGTTTATATAGGCTACGATCCAAGAGAAGATATTGCGTATCAAGTATGCAAATACAGCATAGAATCTCGCAATCCGGATATCGAAGTTATACCTCTTAAGCAACAAGAATTACGCAATTACGAATTATACTGGAGAGAAATAGATAAGTTAGCAGCAACTGAATTTACTTTTACTAGATTTCTTATACCTGAATTAAATAAATTCGAAGGCTGGGCGTTATTTTGTGATTGCGACATTTTGTTTTTAACAGACGTACAAGAACTTTTTGATCAAGCAGATGACCAATATGCTGTGATGTGTGCGCAGCACGATTATAAGCCAACAGACACAATTAAGATGGATGGACAAGTTCAATCAATTTATCCACGTAAGAATTGGAGCTCGGTTATGCTTATTAATTGCGGACACGCATCAAATAAGCAACTAACAAAAGAGCTTGTTAATCATCCAGATACTACTGGTGCATTCTTGCATAGATTTAGTTGGTTAGATGACAGCGAAGTTGGAGAGTTTAGTCACGAATGGAATTGGTTAGTTGATTGGTATGAAGAACCATCTAACGGTAAACCAAAGGCATTACATTATACGTCAGGCGGACCTTGGTTTGAGAACTATAGATTTTGCCATTATCATAAAGAATGGAAATACGAACTTAGAAAAATGATGAACGACAATCCAGAAGAAGCCAATGACTGAAGTAAGAATGCTAGGCACAGATTCTACAGATGTAATCTTAGGAGCATGGATTGAAGGCACCGGTGGCATATCAATTAATGCTAAATCTAGAGATGATTATCCTAAGCATATTCCTCTTGCATTCCGGTCGCTAACTAAGCGTAAATTAATTTATGCACTTTGGGACGAGGGCAGAGACTTCTATTATATAGATACTGGATACATCGGCAATCTAGGAAAAAGAAAAGATTTTCATCGTGTTGTTAAAAATAACGTACAACATTTAACCGGTGTTAAAAAGATGCCAAGAGACAGATTCGAAACTATATGCAGAATGCAACCTTATATGGAATATAAAGGAAAAAGACAAGACACAGGTGAAGCAATTCTTGTCGTTACTCCATCAGGTAAACCCTGCCAATTTTATAATGTTAACAGGGACAAATGGTTAGAAGAAACAATAAGTGAGATTAAAAAACATACAAATCGTCCTATTGTTATACGTGATAAACCCGATCGTCGTAATCGTGTCGGCGACAACTCATTAGCCGCACAGTTACAAACCGATAACATACATGCGCTAGTGACGTACAATTCAATTGCTGCTGTTGAAGCAATACATGCAGGAGTGCCAGCGTTTACCCTTGCTCCAAATGCTGCGCAATCACTAGCATCGCAAGATTTATCTACAATCGAAGATCCGTATTATCCAGCAGAAGAAGCAGTAGAAGAATTTCTTTGTTATTTGGCGTATTGTCAGTACACCCCAGAAGAACTAGCCGACGGAACAGCATGGAAACTACAACAGGAATATCAGCTATGATTTCGGTTGCTGCATATCTATCAGGAATACCACCTAACAACAGAAACCTTGAAAAACCGCTTTTGATTAAGAACTTCATAGAGGGCGTAAACAATTCAGGAGATCAAGGTACTGTTGTCGACACAAGAACAGTACTTCCTGCAGACGTAGCATTAATACAAGGCTTTGTGCACGCCAACAGCAAAAATACTCCCCATTTGATGTTGCGCAAAAAAGTTTTCGAAACACAGTTAGAAGAGAACAAGCGTTGTATTATAGCAGACAGCAATTTGTTTCTTTATGCAGATCCGGGTAATTCAAAAAAATATCTACGTTATTCGTACGATGGAGTATTTCCAAATACTGGAGAATATTGTAATGCAAGTCCTGATCCGGAACGCTGGGAAAAGATAAAAACAGCCTTAGGGATTGCATTAAAGCCTTGGGATTTTAATGGCAAATATTTTCTAATTTGTTGTCAGCGTGACGGCGGTTGGAGTATGGGCGGCAATAGCATTGTTCCGTGGTTAATTAATACTATAACCGAAATGCGAAGATATTCAACTACTCCTATTAAAATACGATTCCATCCCGGTGACAAAAAGAAAAAAGATCATATAGCAAGAATAAAAAGATTACGTATACCAGATACTGAAATATCGGTTGAACCCGATATCCGCAACGACTTTAAGAAAGCAAAGGCAGTAATCACGTATAACTCATCTCCCGGGGTTGCAGCAGCAATAGAAGGTAAACCTGTGGTTGTATTAGATCCGCAACGAAGCCAAGCTGCTTCTGTTTCTCATCACCATCTTAGAGATCTAAAAAACTTAAAAGAATTTGATAGAGAATTTTGGATACAGCAAATTGCACAAATGCATTGGAATTTAGACGAACTAAAATCAGGCGAAGCGTGGACCCATATGAAGAAATGGGCAAAATTGGAAACAAAAACATGAAGATCGAAGTAGTAACTACATTTCATAAAGAAGGTCTAGACACATATGGTCAGAGATTTTTAAACAGCTTTGCACATAATGTGCCTAAAGAAATAAAACTCACAGTGTACGCAGAGAATTGTGTTCCTGTTAATCCTAATTCTAAGCAAATTGTAATATTAGATGCAAGCCACTTAACTGACTTACATGAGTTTAAAACAAAATGGAAAGATGTTCCTAAAGCAAATGGCAAATGTCCGTTTCCAGAAAGACGTCCGAGAGACCATCATAAAGAATTTAAATGGGATGCTGTGAGATTTGCTAATAAAGTGTATGCGGTATTTGATGCAGTAATGAAAACCGATGCCGACTGGGTAGTATGGATGGATGCAGACACTTATGTTCACTCACCTATTACTAACGAAGAGTTTGAATCGTTGTTAGATCCTAAACATTGGATAACTTACGTTGGACGCGGCAAAGGTTCGCAGTCGTGGCCGGAGTGTGGATTCTACGGAATAAACATGCACGATCCAGCAGCACAATATTTCCTAGGCGAGTTTCAGCGTATGTACGACGATGCAGAAAATGGAATCTTCAAACTAGAAGAATGGCACGACTCGTTTGTGTTTGGGCATATATTAAATGACATGAAATCTAAGTATCCTCACTTTTATGATTACACAGATGGGATATATAACAAGACTGCTAAAACTGGCGGTGGCGGACACCCCCTTATTAATAGTGTGCTAGGCACGTGGTTTGATCACATGAAAGGCGGTCGTAAAGACACAGGACATTCTCATAAAAAAGATCTAATGTCCCAACGCAAGGAAAAATATTGGAATGAAATTTAGTCTATGGACCAAATACGGAGCGCAAAACTCAAAACCTGTATTTGATGCTTTTGCACAATCATTAAAAAATGAAGGGCACACTGTTGTTTACAATGAGCCTGGAGCAGACAAAGACGTAATATGGAGCGTACTTTGGAAAGGAAAGATGGCATCAAATAAAGCCATCTTTAACAGCAGCACTATTGTTTTAGAAGTAGGCGGTATTAAACGAGGCACAACGTGGAAGGTAGCAATAGGTGGCATAGATCGCCATGCAATGTTTCCGAGACCAGATCCAGGGGACGAACGAGCTAAGAAGCTAGGATTAAAAGCAGACCTATGGTGCCCAAATACAAAAGGACCGGTTGTAATTTGTTGTCAAAATTATAATTCATTTCAGTGGAACGGAAAACCAAGTATCGAACAATGGTTAGAAAATACTATAATTGAACTTCGGCAACACACCAAACGAGACATTCTAATTAGAGCCCATCCAAGATCTACAATTTCCGACATATCTAAAAAATTCAAAAACGTGCAATATTCAGTACCAACAAAAATCCCCCGCAGCTACGATGATTACGACTTCAATCCAAAAACCGCTTGGGCAGTAGTTAACGCATCTTCTGGCCCTGGTGTACAAGCAGCTATAAAAGGGATCCCTGTTTTTGTAGAAAATGCAAGCCTGGCATGGGACGTAGGAAATCATAACCTTTCTACAATAGAACATCCAGAAATGCCAGATCGCACAGAATGGATAAATCATTTAGCTTACACAGAATGGACTGTGTCTGAGATTGCCAGCGGCGAACCGTTAAAGAGGTTGACAGATCACTTGTAGTATAGTATCTTAGTATAAGCACAACCTTATAGAGGACGTTATGCAAGATATTGAAACCATGATCGCTACCTTACATCTAACCAAGGTAATGAAAGATTCTAAAGATAAAAAAGTAATTTCATCTTTGTATCGACAAACAGCTGATAATAAACTAGGACTAACTGCTCGTCAGATGGTTCTAGCTTCTTCTATTTTAGACAAACATCGTAGTTATCTTGAAGAAACTAAAATTGACTACGATGTCGCTATTGCTAATACTGCCCTTGGAATCAGAGAAATTGATCGCACACGTTTGATTACAATAATTGATTCAACGATTGCTGTACGATTTGCATTCTCAACCGAAATCCTTAAAAAAATAAGAGTCTTACAACGAGACATTGCAGGGCACTATTACAAAGACAAAACTCATTTCTGGCCCGCAACGCACAAAAATCTTTATAAAATTATTTCAAATTTAAAGGATATGTCTTTTGAAATCGAAGAAGACTTAATGGAACGATACGCAGAATACGAAAATATTATCTTAAACAAAACTGCACATCTTCCTTATGTTGAAATTGGGAAAATTTCAAGACTTCATGCCAATTCAAAAAAAGCAATGATAGCAGAACTCGGAGAACCAGCTGCGGAAAATATTCACTTGTTTCAAGATCGTTCTGTGCAGTACGGAACACTTGTAAATCAAGATCAAGTAAACAATGCATTGCGTTCAAAAACAGAATTGACTGGACTAATTGCAAATCGATGCAAATCGCATGTTAATCTTTTGCCTAGCGAATTCGGGTATAGTGACATTTTTAAGTCGTTGCTAGAACTCAACCGATTCCCTCTCATGATCGTACTTGATGATAAATCTGCATTGCAGCAATTAAAGACTACACACGATGCGTTGCAGGGAATTGTTGCAAACGAAGACATCTCTGTTCTATATCGATTGCTTAACAAAGGCACCGGCATTGAATACAACGAATATGTAAAGTCAAGCAAAATC